GGATTAAGGGCGCTCATTATTCCTGATTGACATTGTCTATATTACTTATTTAGTAATTATTCCTCTTCTTCTACCTCTGATTCAGTTTCAACTTCCTCTTCATCATACTCTTCCTCTGAATCACCAAACAGTGATGTTGCTACATCTGGTCTAGATGCCTCAATTCTTTCTGCTGATTTAGCAAAAAGCATGTCTTTGATAGCGTCACTAATTTCTGATGGTGATTCATCTTTGACTAGTAAATCAATTAGTTCTTCCATGTTCTAAAAAGTGTTTACTTGGTTACTAAAATGTATTTATATCTCACCACCAGATGGTGTTTCAATTTCATCTCCAGATGCCTCTGGTGATTTAGGTGATGAAGGCATGTTAGGTGGTTGATCAATAGCACCAGTTGCAGTATCTAACGGTTGACCAGTGGCAGGATCAACTGGTGCAAAAGGATCTGGTATTATTCCTGCTTTGATTTCTGCATCAATAATTTGATCTTGCTCCAGAATTTCAGTGTCAGTTTGACGAAGGATCTTCCTTCTTACATAGTCCTTAGAATAATACTTACCAATATATGGTTCAGCAGTAACAGCAAGATTCAATCTTTCAGTCAGCAGTTCTGCATCCTTAAGTTCTGCAAAATGATTATCATACAAGAAATCATACTGAATATGATCTGACATCTTATTCCAATCTTCTGGTGTAATGATATTCTTTAGAACTAATTGTGTCTTAAGGATATCATTGAAGAGATGTGAGAATCTTTTTCTTAGTCTACCAACAAACTTGCTGAATTTAATTTCATCTCTTAAGATCTCAGATGATCTACCAAGACTAAATCCACCTTCTCCCTGTAGTCTTGTTTCAGGAACATTCAGTGATCTATAAAGTTTCTTTTGGAAGTAATTGATATCAGTGATTTCACCAAGATTTTGACCTCCAGGTAGAGTTGTGATCTCAGTTCCTCTGCCACCTTCTCTTCTTGGAAGCCAGAAGTCTTCCATCATGGACATAAATTTTTTGTCATCTCTGACTTCACCAGTGTTTGCATCATAGACAAGTTTATTTCTATAACGCATCATCACATCACGCAGATATTGTTCTGCTTTTACTTTTGGAAGATTGCCAACATCAATATAGAAGATTCTTCTTTCAGGTGCTCTTGATAGTCTGTAGATTACCAATGAGTCCTCAATCATCATCAATTGATTCAGTGGTTTGATGGATTTGTGCAACCAAGATAATGTTGCACCTTTATTTCTATCAACTAATCCTGAGGTGCAATAGGTGACTGAATCACGTGTCATCTTCACACCTTTTGATCCACCACCACCATATGAATTACCTGCTCCTCCAGTATTGCTTTGTGGAGTATAGATGAAAAATTCATCTATTTCAGGGAACTTATAAGTTTCTGGATCTGTCTCAGCACCAGGTCTCTGAACAACTTGTAGTTTATCTTTATTCTTTCTTATCTTTCTGACATACTTCATCTTTGATGAATCAATATATCTTAATTCTTGGATTCCCTCTTCTGGTTTTTTGAGGTCAATTACTTTATTGTAGAATAGTCTTCCATCAATATACCAATTTCTGAATATCTCATGAGCTTTCTTATCAAAATCAAGTAATTCACAAACATACTTGAATTCCTCTCTAATCTTCTTTTTTATACCATCACTTGCATTAAGATTGGAGAGTTCAATTGTTACAGGACTATCATCTGTATCTGATACAATTGCTTCATTAACAATATCTTCAATAGCACTATCACATTCTGGATAAAGTGCCATTGACCTGTATCTTCTGATAAGATCTGATTCTGTTTTATATACCCCCTCAATGTCCACATACGAACCATAAAACCCAGTGCTTACGTAATGCTCAGAACCATCCTGATTATTAGGTGGAACTGGCGATACAACACTGGGTGGTGTCTTCTCTGAATCATCAATAGAGAATCCAAATAATCTTGCCATTATTACAATACTAGGAGTCTGTGCTCCTAGTATTTATCACTTCATTAATTATTAGTTATTAGAATTCAGTATCAACACCTGCTAATGAACCTGTAGCAGGTACAGAACCTTTATTGCTAATAAGTCCAGAAGAAGAATGCTCTGTAAGACCATCTGCTTTGTAACCAACAACATAGTATTGGAAAGCAAATGTTACAGTAAATTCTTCAATTGTGTCAGTAGAATCATAGCTGAGATCAATAGATGAAATCTCAGTTGGGAACATATCAATAAATGTATATGACTTTAAAGCAACGCTTCTGTCACCTTTTCCTTTTCTGTTATCAGTATTCTCAAGTGCATTGCCTCTACCAAGTTGTTTAACTTGGGCATTTGCCATATAAGATGAGGGGTTAGAGATACCAGTTCCATCATCTAACTTGCTGATACCATTAGCCCACTTTTCAAAGGCATTTCTCAGTCTGAAGTCCTCATCATTAAGGACAGTTACAGTCCATGGCTCAAATGTTCTATCTCCAGCAACCTTTAAGATTCTACCTCTAAAGGGAACAGGTATTTCAGCAACATTGGATGAAGGCAACTGCGCTGCCTTGCACATAAACTGAAAGTCCTCAGTTTCTGGTTTGCCCCATGGTGATTCACTATACTGATCCAAAATCCCTTGAGGGAAGTTTGGCATCTGCACTTCAAATAGATTGGGGCGTGCGCCCCCTCCAGCTAGTTTGGTCTTAAATTCAGTGATTGTCTTTGTCTTTGCCATTTTAAATGTCCTCCTTTGTTGTGTTTAGTTTAAATCAAACAGACTCACTAAAAGTGATTCCTGATCTTGTGGCAACAAAGGTCAGGTTGATGTAGTTAATTGACCTAGTAGGTTGAATGAAGATGTCAGCTCTAAACTCATTGTTATCAATAACAGAAGGGGTGTTATTGGAAGAGTCACAAACAACTTTGAAGTTTTCAATTCCTCTATTTGCCTGAATATCTCTCAGGAATGGAGTTACAATATTGACAAAGTTGTCTCTTGTGTCACTATCATTAATTTCAAAGAGTTGAGATTGAGCTGCACTCTCAAGTGCAGTTTCAACTGAAATGAAGAGTCTTCTAACATTGATTCTGTCAAAGGCAGAAGCATATGAAAGACCAGTCTTATCTCCAAAGAGGATAGGACCAGAACCTTGACTTACAATTGGGTTGATTCTTGCAGAATAGAGTGTATCTCTTTGATCCTTGCTAGGATTGTATGCAAGTTTAACAGCATTATTCAGAGCACCTCTTTGTGCTCCAGCAGGTGAGAACCAAGGGAATGAATTGATTCCTGTTCTAACCATGATACCTGCTACATCACCATTACATGGCAGATATCTGAACTCATCATTAAATCTATCATAAACATACTTGTATCCAGAATCAAATACAGCAAATGATGAGGAAGTAAGAGCAGAGAAGAATCTTACAACATTAGTAGTTTGTGTTGTGCTGCTTGTGACATTAACAACATTTGCTCTATGTGGTGAGATTACAGCAAGACAATCCTTTCTTGAATTAGCAAGAGAAATTAAGAGATTTGCCTTTGCTTGTGACTCAAGTTCAGTGCTGCAACTAGGACCCATCAAGAGGAAATCAACTTGCTCTTCATCCTTATTGCTGTATAATTCATACGCTGTCTTGAGGTTTCCAAGAGTAGCAGTCATCCCACCATTGGCAGAATAATCAACACCACCAGCTAATGAATATGTGACAGCACCAAGTCCAGAGAAGACTTTTGATTCAGCATTTTGTCCCCACAGACCAGATGAAGATGTATTTGCTGTAAAGTTAGCAGAGAAGCCAGATGCTGTAGGAACTGTGCCATGTGTTGTATCAGCATCAACTGAAGGATTATCTCCAACAAAGATATATGATGAATTGTTAGAAATATACTTCTTGTAGTATGATCTTACTGGATTTGCAGCATCAAATGTGGCATCTGCTGCTTTTGATATTCCATTATACTTCTCAAGGATGTTACCTTCAGCACCAGTAATTCCGCCATTGTCATCAACAACAGCAATATTCATAGTGTCAAATCTACCACCTCTTGTAGCAGCAAAATTACTTGTTCTTGGTCTTGGAGAAATACTCTTCCAAAGAACTGTAGAATTTGTTAATCCCAGAGTTTGTTGATCGTACCAATCAACTTGAGCAGTCACAGCTGTTGTAGCAGAAGCAACTGGTGAAGCATCTGTTCCAGTATTGACAATACTGATTGTTCCTGATGATGGGAATGATACACCAAGATTGTTTGGTTCATAATCTACATTGGTAACAGTTGTTCCAGTTCCTGATTGCTCTACTCTAGAGACAACTTTAACATCAATTGTGCTGCTTCCATCTGAAATTGTGTTAATTCCAGTGATGATACCTTTAAGATATCCTGAGAATGTAGAGGTTGTTCCACTTCCAGGAATAGTTGTATCAATTGCCATGGTAACACCAAAACCAATAGTGACACCAGCACCAGCAGGGTTTGCAGTGTTGATTGTCAACCTCTGATCAGCTTGAGCATCAATCTGACAAACCTTGATTCCATTACCCCATGTGCCAGGATTTCTGGCAGCATAATAGTACTCAGTTGACTCTGAGTATGATGCTTCATACTCATCAAAATTCTTAATCTTCAGAGAAGAAGAAGATGCTTCATCAGTGCCAGCATTGGCATTGTTTAATGTTGTTCCATCTACTCTTGTGACAGAAAGAACACCACCATATGACAGGAATTCTGATCCAGTCATCCAATACTCATACTGTCTATCAGTAGAGATTGGTTTTCCAAAAGTATCAATATACTGCTGTTGGCTTGTAATTCTGATTGGTTCTTCTACAGGACCTAATCTAAATGGTCCAGCAAGAGCACCAGTAGTATCGACAACGTTTTCAACTCTTCCTACAGTTAGGTCAATCTCTCTGACTAGTACGCCAGGAGACAATTGAGGAGTTGCCATATTCTTCTCCTTAGTTCTCAAATTTTACTAAAATTATTTAGAATTTATGGCACTTTGAGTGGGGAAACATGGAGTGAACTACCAATCTGGGTAGTAAATATCAACAATTTTGTCTTTTTTCTTAGATTCAAGTATTCTTTTCACAGTACATATTTTACATTCATAAGAGTATGAAGATGGCACAGCACCTCTATTTTTTCTTGTCCTGTAAAATTCATCTACTAAATTCTTTATTTCTCCACATGTTCTACACTTTCTATCATTAAGAAGTAAATGACCTAATTTCAGCTGACCATCAATATCCATCATCTATAATCCCACATGTGTGACATATCACCATACTCATCGGTGTACCATCTGTCACCCTCTTTATCTACAAAACTTGCAGTATCAAGTCCATCATTTATAAATCCAAATGGTGCCATGTCCTGTTCTATTTGATTTTTCTGTTCTTCATACAATCTTTTTCTAACATCTTGGTCTGTCAATTCTTTGAAGTAGTCTTGTGCTACTAACCATGCATAGATGACTAAACACATTGCTAGATCGTCATTACAACCCTCTTCAGCCTCAAATGAATTATGTTTTGATACAAATGTTGTCAACTCAGATATGATTTCATAATCATTGAAAATTAGTTTTTCCTCTTCAATTAGTGTCTTTAAATTCAGAGACCCAACTTTTTTAACAGTTTTAGACATCTTGACACCAAGTTGTGTCTTGCTACCAGAGAATCCTTGTCCTACAATCTGACCTGCTCTACCTCTCATGGAACACATGAGTAGATTTTGATATTCAAGATCATACTGTAGAATACTTGCCACTTGGTCACCAATATCATTTACCTCACATAAAATAAAAGCCTCATTATATTGTTTAGCAATCTGATAAATGATATTTGGGAACAACATTGGTTTGATATCATTATTTCTGTATTTTGCTACAACTTTGTGAGGAAACTGAGTAATATCAACAACTATAAATGCTGAGTAATCCTCTCCCACACCTCTTGCCACATCAACTGTGATGGCATAATCACAACCTTCTTTTGCTTGTTCATATACATCAAGACCCGCATTTGATTGCTGAGGATTTTCATAGACAAGAGTCTTGAGTTTGCTTGGGGCAACAAGAGTATCAATAGATCCTAGGAATTCACACTCAAACTCAATCTTAAACTGTGCTTCTGAGGTATTGTCAATAGTTTGTTTCTTCCATTTCTCATCCCTCCCTGGAACCTCTGACCAGTGAACATCAGTAGGAATATATTCATTGGTGTGATTTTCAGCATCATGCCACATTCTGTAGAAGTGGTTCATGCCATGAGGTGTTGAGACTATGATTACTTTTGTGTTTTTACCAGAAGTAATAGTAGGATAAACAGATGCAAAGAAGGAGTCAGCGATGTGATTAGGGACAAAGGCGAACTCATCGAGGAATAGGATATTGAACGACATGCCTCTGACAGCACTTGCAGATGTAGAAGCTGCCAATATCTTACTGCCATTCTCTAACTCCAGAGATCCTTTATTCCATGATATGATACCCTGCTGCATCCACTTTGGTAAGTTTTCGTATGCAGTTTGTAATCTTCCTAGAAGTTCTCTAGCAGTTGCTGCTTTGTTAGCGAGTATGCCAATGTTAACAGAGTCATTGAAGACAGCATAATGAAGCAGATAAGACACAACTGTAGTACTTTTGCCAGTTTGTCTGGGCATTTTACAGATGTTAAATCTATTTTCATGGAAATTATTAATCAGTTTTTCTTGAAAATCATATGGTCTAAAAGGTACAAGACCTTCATCCAGACTTACAATTTTCACATAATTTTGTGAAAAATAGACTGGATCATTTTTACATTTTACATATTCTAATATCTGCTCTTGAGAAAATTCAATAGCAGTATTAGCTTTCTTTAGATTAGGATTACCAAGATATACATTATCAGACATAGACCAATCAGCAATTCCACTTTCTTAATGACTTATTGATTCTGCTATCTGGATCTCTTGCAGTCTTAGCAGATGTTAATCTCTTTTTCATACCTTTCATTCTAGCACAGAATGACTTTCTTCTATTTGCAGCTTTGGAACCTTTCTTTAATTTAGATGGTTTTGTAGTGACTGCTGTTTGAAGTTTTGAACCAGGATTTGCTCTTCTGTAAGAATCCACACCTTTCTGATTTAAACCACCTGAGGGGTCTTTACCTGCTTTTCTTTGCCATGCAGGTGTTCCCTCTTCAAGCTTTCCCAGGCTGTCTTCCTCCATATCTTCATCCATTCCAGCATGAAGATATGAATCACCTGGTTGGTATGGTGTAAGATTGAAACTCCTTAATGTAGCACCAGGATATAATTTACGAATTGCATCCTCAACTTCAGATCTCTTTGGTTTTCTTATCTCAGGGAAGAACAATTTGAGCATATACATCTTTGCTCTCCACGAGAAGATCACAGCATAGACATTTCCTGTTTGTGCAGGTATTCTTACTGACTCTTTAATATTTCCTTCCAAACACTGGCATGGATCACATCCACAGACTGGACATGTTTCTTCACTGACTACTTCTTCCTCCATAGAACCGCGAGTTCTTTCAGCCTTATCATGATCAAAGTTCTTGTCCTTCATAGGATCATAAGTCTTTGACTTACCACCAGAATGCTTTTTGGTCATTCTAGCAGCATATTCCTTAGGAGACTCACCTGGTTTTCTTTCTTCACTAACTTCAACTTCTTCACTGACAGATTTCCATCCACCACCTCTCTTCTTGTACCACTTTGCAGCCCAACCATTGGCATAAGCAGATGGATACACATCAAACTTGGATCTTGCCAGTGCCTTTGCTCTTGACCACAGTGATGGGTTTGTGGGTTTATTCTTTTCCTCTAGATATTGCAGTTCTCTCTCACCATCAATCTGCTCAAGAATTTTTCTTGAGATGGGTGAAAGATGATCATAATTTGTTGCTTCAGATCTATCTCCTGAAGGATGCTTCTTATAGTCATCTTTTTTAGCAAATGTTTTAACCATGGTTGGTTTAGCTCCTCCAGACTTTGATTGTTGACTAGAATCCTGTTCTCTTTTTCTTCTGACTGCTGCAGCAATTTTTGCTTTTCCCTTGGAACCTTGTGCTTTAAGACTTGCTAATCTTTGAGATGAGAAGCACTTGGGGGTTTTTGTTTCACCTTTTTCATTTGCACATGGGGACCCATCTGATTGAACCCAACCAGGTTTGCCACCTTTTGATTTAGATTTCCCAAACCAATCTCTTAGATCTTCATCAATGTGAGATTCATTCATTTTCTTAGTTTTCTCCTTCATTGAGTTGATAAACTTTCTGTAAACTGCTGCCTCTGAAGTTTTACCCATCTCTCTTGCTCTTTGTTCCATGGCAACAGCTGCCTGAATTTTATGAGCATGAGATCTTGATGAATTACGTATTTTACTTACAGATGCTTTTGCAGTAGCAACATCTTTAAATCCAAGACCATGAATGGTGCCTTTTGGATTCTCATCAGTGTAGAGATCAGAGTGTTTTTTAGAATTTGCAGGTTGTCCTGGTTTTCTGGGAATGCGAGGATTGGATGCCTCACTCATTCCACCACCATTACCTCCTCCATTTCCATTTCCACCACCATTGCCATTTGAGTGACCATTTCCATTACCATTTTTACCATTACCATTTTTCTTACCATTCTCACTGTTTTCATTATCATCTTTAGCAAGATATCCACCACGTCCAATGTGATATCCCATTGGCATTTTTTTACACTTTTTATCAGTG